TTAAGAATAGACCTAACACGGAGCCAATAGCACCAACGTACCCTAACCCACCTAAACCAGATGCTTCACAAAATGAATTGATTGCGTATGATAAAGCGTTTGCTGACTATCTTGTTGCGAAAGCTAACTACGATAATCAACTCGCTTCATTCCAGATGGACGAGCAAGAGCGTACTAGGACGATTAGGGACATTGAAGCTGAGATTGCACGATTGCAGAATGAATTAAAAACAGAAGGAGGTAATTAATGCCACAAAATGAAGCAGAGGGGCGCTTGAACCTTTATGATGATGTGACGCCTTTGGGAGACGTCAAAAGCGTTGACGCTTTAATCAGAGCCATTCGCAAGAAAACGAGAGGGGCAGACGTTCGAGAGTCTATCGCTAAAGCTATTGAAACGACATACGCTGACGGGACTGCCAATGGCAATGCCAATTTGGAAGTCGCAAAAGCTCGGGGGGAATATGAAACCCTAAATCAACGCCTTCAAGATATCCAAACAACCGCCAAGTCAAGTCAAGAACTAGGGGAGCGGAATGACGACAACAAGGTAGACAAGAACGGTAGTGGTCAAATCAAGTGGGCAAACCTTGCGCAAGATGCGAGAGAGCAAATCTCAGGCGGCAAGGTGGCAGTGGTTGGAAACAATGCTGTTTCAACATCTAACATCGTTGATGGAGCAGTTACGGACACCAAACTTGATGAACGCATGGGGTTTGGGTTGATGATTGCAGGTCGACTATTGATTGATGTCGCCAATTCTCAAGTGGAATTAAGCAGCGGTAGTTGGTTCCAAGTCGGAAAACGTAAAGCCAACGCCAGAGATACCTTAACAGCTCCGCTGCCAAAAACGGGTTTGTCGCAGTACGTTATTTACAACGACGAGACGAACTCGTTATATGTCAAAACATTAAACGACATTCAAAACATTGGTAATCGTGAAACCATCTTAGCAATCCTATTTAATGGAGCATTGGTTCACCCACAATCCTCTCCATTTGTTAAGACGGTGGGGCTCAAAGTCGGTGAACGCTTAGATTACGTGAATGCCGACTGGGGGACAGTTATCCAAGGGGAAATCACATTTGACGCCAAAACAAATACTGTCAGAGGTCAAAGAAAAGGCGACATCATTGTCTCTTTTCAAAATTATTACATTGACGGCATTGAAGATTTTGAAATTACCTTACCGAACTACTTTGGGAAATTGTTACTCTTTGATAGAGAAAGCAAAAAGTTTCAAGTAGCGGACATGGATAGTTACGACAGTCACAAGAAGAAAGATATTTCTAAAGCAGCTTCACTAATCAAAGTGGCTGAAATATACCAAAATGAAATTAGGCATATTTCTAGCAATAGCAATGTTTTTCTTATCAACCAAGAAACCCAACGCAAACAAGACATCACACTTGAACGGTTGAAAGTTGACTTACAAACCAAGCGGACAGTTATCGTGACGCTAGGTGACTCAACGACGGATGGGTACAGAACATCTGGTTATTCAGGAAATGTTCTTGAAAGTTTGACACCAAAACCAAAGACTTATACCGAGATTTTAAACGGCATCGTCAATGACCAAAAGGGGTATGGCTTCAACCACAAATTCTATAATCGGGGCTTCTCTGGAAAAACAATTGCTTGGTTAAAAGATAACTTGGATGCTGTCTTAGCTCCAATCACCGAAAAAATCGACTATGCTATTATCTCAATGGGAATTAATGACAGTGTTTACCAGAAGGACAACATTCAACCTTTCGAAGAGAACCACATCGACATTGTTAAACGTTTGATATCTAAAGGAATTAAACCTATCTTGATGTCAACACAAGCCCAATTTGAAAACTATAATCGTTTTGGCTCAAAGATTAACAGTATCGCTGACAATATCAAGAAAGATTTAGCGAAAGAACTAGGTATCCCATTCATTGACTACAATGCCGGGACTAGAAATATTCTGAATGACTCAGAGTATAGTGTTAAGGCTCTTATTCCTGATATGTGTCATTTTGGCGATTTAGGTCATCGAAAATCGGCAGAATTTCTAGCTAGTCAATTGATTCATCGTGTTGAAAATGTCAGCACTGGTGATAAGATCGGCTACCAGAATAATCGTGTTGTCTCAGACTTGAACTATTCGGATTATTTATCTGATGTTGAAAAAGAGGTTAAATTCTTACCTTCAAAGGTAGATGGGTTTGACTTAGAGGGTCACTTTAATGGGGCTCAAAAGACCATGTTTGAAGCTTTGGTTTATGTCAATAAACCAGTTGTAGTTAAATACTTCGGAGAGAACGTGTCTGTAAGTAGCAACGGTGCTAACTTGGATGATGGCGCACGGTTGGATGTTGGTCTCTACAAGATTTCAGTTAAAAACACGCCAAATCAACCATCATCCTTCCGTGGTTTGAAATTTGAGTAGAAGGGGGAATATTGAACAAGCCAGATGGAATCTTTGGAATCTTCGATGTTGTACGTGATTTCTACGAGCATGGCATAGACGAGCATCTTTGGGTATTCCTCTTAATGGTAGTTATCGCTTGCGATATTATCATAGGTGTATCTAGGGCATGGGCTTATCATGAGTTTTCAAGCTCTAAGTTTAGAAAAGGGCTTGTCAGCCATACAGCTATGATTACCTTTGTGGCGATATTCTATCCATTTGCTGCCTTCATGAACCTTGGAGGGGTGTTAGATGCCTTCATTATGGCAATGATAGCAGCTTACGGCTCTAGCATCCTAGCCAGTCTATCAGCTCTAGGCGTGGAAATTCCCTACATTGATAGATATGTGAAGAAAAACATTGATAAAGAAAAATTTAATTTAACCTCAATCGAGGAAGAAAAAGGAGAACATGAAAATGATTAATTTTAAACTACGTTTGCAAAACAAAACAACTCTAGTAGCTCTTATCTCAGCAGTATTTCTCATGTTGCAACAGTTTGGACTTACAATCCCTAGCAACATCCAAGAGGGAGTCAATACTCTCGTTGTTATCTTGGTTATCCTCGGAATTGTTACAGACCCAACAACTAAGGGCGTAGCAGATAGTGAGCGTGCATTAAACTACCATCAACCTCGTGAGGACTAGCCTATGGCCAAGCTCATGACTTCCGTCAACCAAATCGAGGGTGGTGATGTCCTTAAATCTGGGGACACCACTTCCGTCTTTGGTTTTGAAATTTTGGGTTACGATGGAAAACGCATGGAGCTATCTGGCACTGGTAAGCTCACATTGTCAAACGATGAAACAGTGGCACTATATCAAGATGTTACCGTTGAAAATGGGGTGTTCTCATTCTCAATGGGCAGTGTAGTAGCTACTGGCACTTACTACCTTGAAATTAAACTAGACGGACATATCTTCCCGTCTAACAATTTTAAAGTCAAAGTGAAAAATTCGTTAAATGCTGACAGCGCTATTCCATCAGACAAGAGCCCTAAACTAAAACTACTAGCGGATGAATTGCGAGAGTCTGGCTTAATCACTGGTGGCAGTGAGACCACGGAAGACCTCGTTAATGTCTACAATCTAGCTAAAATTTGAAAGGAATAACTAAATGAGTAAATTACACGATTTTGCCCAAGCAGTCGGAGCAGACATTAAGGAAATCAAGGCATCGATTGCTAGCAAGGTAACTGGTGTCAGTGAAGAACGCTTGACGCAAGCAATTACACAAGCAAAAGCTGATATCATTGGCAATGCACCGGAAGAACTTGATACACTCAAGGAAATTGCTGATAAAATCAGTGCAGCGGGTGGCAATATTGACAGTGGTATCATCAGTAAAATGACCGAGCTTGGCACTCGTATTGATACCATCGAGCAAGAAGACCTTGTGAACGTATACAACGCAGCGAAAGCGTGAGCCTATGAGTAAATTACACGATTTCGCCCAAGCCGTTGGTGCAGATATCAAAGAAATTAAAGATAAACAATCGTCATCATTGTCTATCAGCCAAGCGTATGGGTTGTTCCCAACTTACAATAACTTTTTTCTACAGGTTTTAGAACAAAATAAATTTGCGGAAGACCCGCTTGTAACAAAGTCTCAATTACCCACAAGCGAAATTGACGCTTTAAAACAGAAGGTCGAAGAGTTGGAAAAAACTATCTCGGAAATTAAACAGGCTATTCAAAAATAATTTAAGGAGGCCTACTATATGGCAACAGATAATGACATTATCTTATTTGCAGAAAATCTAGCTGACGCTGGTGTCGGTACTGATGCAGATGGAAGTTGGGGAACTTAACAAACTGGGTTCCTAATCCCGAGAATTGCTGGGACACCCTGAAGCTATGAAGGCTACAACGCAACCGGTAACGGTAAACGTGACACGCTTAAAAACATTCATAGTTGGGCAATCAGCAGCCGAGCCTCCTTGGTAAAAGAGGAGGAAGGTTCAACGACTAAGTGCTTGCAATCGCAAGACAGCACGGGACGTTTGTGGTATAATGGAGTTAGACGACAAAGGAGGGCTAACCCATGCAGACGATTGAAAATAAAGAGATTGGCGTTACTTTCAATTATTTAAAATTGCTAAAAATATCTGGCAAAGATAAAAACGGGAAGAAACTTGGGATATTCAAATGTACTTTGTGCGGAAATGAAAAAGAAATGAGGATAACCGAAGTAAGGAACGGATATTCAAAATCTTGTGGGTGTCTTTCAAAACTCAAAAACAAAGAAAGACTGAAAAAGCACGGGCTGACTGGAACGAAAACCCATAGCGCTTGGAAAGCGATGCGACAAAGATGCACAAATCCAAACTATTCAAGTTTTCACCGATACGGCGGCCGTGGTATAACTTATGCTGATGAATGGGAAGACTTCTCCCAGTTCTATAAAGACATGGGAGAACCGCCTTCTAGCAAGCATCAACTGGACAGAATAGACAATAATGGGAACTACTGCAAAGAAAATTGCAGATGGGCTCTACCTCAAGAAAACTGCAATAATAGAGGTGTTTACAAAAATAAAACTGGTTACACCGGCGTTAGTGAAAATACTAGCAAGGCTGGTCGGTATTCGTCTTATTTTTGTGTAAATAGAAAACATATCCAAGTTGGAACTTTCTCAACTCCAGAAGAAGCATACAAAGCCAGAATTGAAGCGATAAAAAAATACAATAAAGAAAATAATGCCAACTTAAAATATATAGAATTCGAAGAATGTCACAAAACGAAGATATAGTCTCATCTTACGTGAAAGCGTAAGCTCATAAAAGAGGGAGCACGTTATACAGTCAATCCAAGAAATTGTTTTGAGGAGAGACGTGCTTTTAAGATAATGCAATGTGTTGACCTGCCCAACTCTATCTCAATTAACTTCTTTGGCCGTGCCCTTTGGGGG